CGCCGAAATCACCGCACCTCCCACCACCCAACCCACCTTGCCCACCCACCCCATCGCATCGATCCGCCCCCGCTCCTCCGCCTTCTCCAACGCCAGCACTTGCTTAATCTCCAAAATATCCTTGAAATTCATCCTCGTTTTCAAGTGCGCTTCTGCGATCAAGATGGATTGCTCATTGGTCACTTGCACCAACTCATTGATCTTGCCATGCGTCACCACTTGCCCCTCCAGGATCGCCCGCTGAATGGGATTGGCCGTCTCCAACAGTTCAACAGATAGCCGCTGGGTAATCTTCCTCAACCGCTCCGGCTCAGTGTTCTCTCTGGTCATTGCATCCCTCCCTTTAATCCAACCCGCTTACCCCTAACCCAGCACCGGCTTCACGCCCATCTTTCCGATCTGCGCGTTCTGCTGCTGATCCAACATGAACTGGAAGTGCTTCATCCGGTTGTCCACCATACTTTTAAAAATCTCATCCTTCCCGTAACGATCCTGTAACGCTGGATTCTTTGCGATTATTTGCTGCAACACCTGCAACCGTAGCTGTGCATTTTCTCCACCCTCCTTTGGCATAGGCTCAATCCCAGCCGCGATCTTCGTGAATTGCCGCTCCTCATCATCCACCTCCTGCTGTGAGGCTGCATCCGCATCCCGCACCAACTCATCCGCCAGCCCAGGATCCACCGCCGCCACCATCACCTTGATAAGCTTGTTGCGATCCATCACTCCCGTAACGTCCAGTCGGGTAATCTCCGCCAGGGCCTTGAGCTTGTTTCCAACATATTCAGAGTCCAAATTCCGGACATCGAACACAACCATCACGTCATACTGCCCCCGAATGTCCAGCGGCCCCTTCGCCAACGGCGCAGACTGAAATTGTAACACCCGCGTCACCTCGTCCTGGTTCATGAATTGTTGCATCAGCATCCAGGTCATCCCCACGCACAGCTCCATCTCCCGCAGCCACTTTCCCACGCGATACCGTTGATGCAACTGTTGACGGTCTTTCGGCATGTTCGGGCTCCAGTTTGTGCTTAAGCCGCAATACTCATCCACATCATTCCTCGTCGCCTTCTCGACTTCCAGCGTCCCGCCGCTCGTTTGCGGAATCTGGAGAAATCCGAAGTCATCCGCTCGCCGGGCCGGTAGCTGCATGTTCGGGCCCATCAGAATCTGCACCTTGCCGCGACTGGCCGGAACTCTGAACGGCGGCAGAATCTCAATGTCCGCTCGATCATTCCTGAAATCCCTCGCCCGCTTAATGTCGTTTTGGTGCGTCTTCAACAGTTCCGGCATCCCCCGGCTTTCGATCAAGCGTCGCTTAATCCGCTCTCTCACCAAGGGAATAAAGGGCAAAAAGCCGTGATCATAATTGTATAGCTCGTGCTTACCCTCCATGTCCTGAATCGCGCCGTGAATCACCGTCTTCCACACTTGCGGAATGTTCTGCTCAGAAGGCGACTTGTAATAAATATGCCAGAGTTCAATCAGATCCTTCTCTTCATCCGTCACAGCCCGGGACGCAGAGCTGATCATCCTCATGGCCGAACCATCCAACCCGTTGAAAACAGCCCCCTTATGTTGTAAGGCTTTTTCCACCCACGCCTCATCGTAATCCTCCGTCTCCACCCGCTCTCTCAATTCCGTCTCCGTCACCAATTCCCGCTGGGCCACAAAACGCGCCCGCTGCAGATCGGACGTGGAAGCCGGAAAGACCACATCGTAATACGGCATCAGTGCCCGCCAACACGGCCGGCTTGAAATGACTACCGGCACCGGGACCTCCGCCGCACCAGTCTCCCGCAAATCCTTCAAAATCTTTCCCGCCTGCTTCTTTGACAGGCCAGGAGCCATTTCCTGGACGTACTCAATCAACTCCCCATCCGCCAACGGATCGAAAAACAACTCCAACAGACGCGCCAACGCCTCATCCTGAGCGGCCATTTCTTGCAATGCCACCAGAGTCACCGCCTGCATCTTCAGCTGGGTTTCCTGCTTCCAGAATATCCCCATTACCGCCAAGCCATAATGCTCCCGCCACTGCGCGGCCAGGTCAATCTCAGCCACCAACTCCGCCTGCATATGCGTGAATAACATCCACCGCAAGAGACTTGTCGCCGCCGTCCCATTGCCCGCCCGGTTCAGCCCATGCGGAATTGCCTGCGGACGCGCGTCGAAAAAGGACACCACCATCTCCATCACCCGCTCGTTCACAATTGTATCCACCAGCCGGATTCGGGTATCAGACGCATTCTCCCACGGAAGAGGCTCCTTCTGCATTTGCTCCTTATGCTTGCGGCCATCGGGACTCTGCCCGGCCCATTCGCAAAACCGGGTATCATCCCCCTCCTCCGCAGTTTGCTGCCACGGGCCCATGTCCGTAATCGCCCGAGCCAACTCAGCATGTAGAATTTTCACCGGGGAATCCTCCCCACCAATCGACTCAATAGAATTTTTATCAATCATAAATCATTTTCACACCCCTAAATTTACCAACACTATAACATCCCTTCCATCCCAGAAAGGGTAAGACACCTTGAGTCCTACCCTAATACACTTGACAAATCAAACTTTAATCACGACGACACAATCTTACGCTTTTCCCGCACCTCTATCTTCAACGCCTCCACTTCATCCCGGATGAAATACGCCCGCCCGCCCGTCTTCAGATAGACCGGGCCTAACTTACCCGGCACCAGCCCCGCAAACTCCCGCTTATCCAGCCCCAGCTCCGCCATTGCCAGACTCCGACGCATAAAAAAACCTTTAATCATAAATCCCCTCCCTTTAATAAACCCCTCGCCCCCGGATCAACATTGGCAACCCAGACACATCCTCCAGATTCAGGAGCACCGCATAGCGCACATTATCCACTGGATCCTTACACGCCCCATGCCGCCCATCCTTGCCCGTCCATTCCTGCATGCCGTAAATCGTGTTTGTGCATAACTCACTCACATAAAGTTTAGGTTGATTGAGCGCATCGACCGGCATATCCACCTCGTAATCCAAGAGCGTATTGATGAGATCGACACCCTCATCAATGTCATCCCCAGGAGTAGGGAGGAATGACATGCCCAGCTCCTCCATCTCCTCAATCAGCGTCGTGGATTCCTCCTTACCTACCGTGGCCGCATTGCCATACCGCGAATCCATATACCGCTCCAGCACATGCTCCGCCTTCCACTCTGCCCCCACCGGCTTCTCCAGCAACGCATTGAGCCGTTCCAGCCGCTCCACCTCCTCCTTGTATCTTTTCATCCCAAAGCCGAAGCCAATTTGCGCGGGCCCCCGCCTACCGTCCGCCTTCTTCCCGTCCGGCTCCGCCCACGCACCCGGATGCCCTACTCCGTCGATGTACAGATGCTCACACGGCCATTCTCGATAAATAAATTTGCGCCCAATCGAATCCACCAGCACCCAGGTCATGAACCAGTTTCTTCCACCGCACGGATCGATGATCAAATACCTTGTGCCCGCAACAGGAATACGACTCGCGGGGATCGTATGCACACCCTGCTTGAATTTGGGAAACCTGCCTGAGATCGCTTTCGTCGGCACCCCGTAAGCTCGCATCAATATCGTCTCCCGACTCTTACTCTGCAGCGTTGCCTTCATCGAAGCGTAATCGTTGAAAGGATTATCGGCAGTGTGAAAATAAAAAATGTGCATCATCGGGTTTGTGGCCTGCTGCACTCTTGGCACCCTCTCACCACCTACCACCTCCCCCGCCTCATTCCGGACCGGCAACAGATCCGGATCCGCCTCCGCATCCAGCAACGTTTTCGCTCCGCCCAGACAAGTCTTTACCGTAGCACTATAACCTTCTACCGGCGTAAAAGTAACGTGCAGCGTTCCATTGCGGGTCACCAGTCGATAGCGCAACGCCTCCATCCAATCAGGAGTCACCAGCTCATCACACCACACCTCATCCAGCTCCGGACCTTCCAGGCTTTTTACATCCTGGGTATAAAATTTGAACCAGCATTGACTGCCATTCGGTAGAACAAATGTATCCTCCGTAAACCCGCCCGCCTGCGAGTAAACAATCTTCGTGGCCACACCCTTCCGCAGCTTCCCGGTGCTTGTCGGCCTCCACTCCACTGGGAGATACTTCCACATCAGGGGCTGTTGCGTTTGCTGGCTGATCGTCTGACTACCTTGGCAGCACCACACCCGCCGCCCCGGCTCATTCACCATCCGCTCCATCCGCCGCTTGGCCGCCCGCTCCGATTTACTGGCACGATTTCCGCCTAGATCCAGTTCCTCGATCACCCCGCTCGGATTTGCCAGCCGCTTCTTCACCATCCATTCATCCACCGTCTTCCACCATGTCGGTTCGTACCCATATCGCAACGGATCCAGCCGCTCCAACCGGATAGCATCTTCGCGAAGGACATAGAACTCCTCCACCCCCTTCAACCCCATCGCCATCACCTGCTCCTTAGTCGGAACCTTGATAACGGGATGCTTAGACCACACCAATTCACTCATTACAACCCCCCGGACGATATAATTTTAGAACTGTCTCCACTGCCCGCGTCGCTCACTTTAGAGGTCTGCGAAGAAATTATGTCGTGCCGGATGGAGGCGATCAGAGCGCGGAAGCCATCTGTTTGATAGCGGGACTCGTGTTCCGCTAGGATCGTGAGGGCATCCCGCCGCTGTCCGTCATCCGTGGCGTTCGACCAATCAATAGAAGGCGCGTTTTCGGTGTGCGTCATCACGACCTGGAAGATTTCGCGAGTTGGGATTTTCCCACGCCAGACTGTCCATCCAGTATTTTCGTGCGGACAGACCTCCAATTCCCAAATATCACCGCCGCGATACTCAAGGTGATATTCTGTCCACGCCTTGTTTTGATCGGGTGATTCCGTCACCACCCCCGCTTGCACGCATAGGCCGTAGTATCCGTCGCCCCACCGAATAAAGGGGCGAACAAGCCAATCCGCCGAATCACTCACTGACTTATTTTTCACGGCATCGTCGGTTATCGGTGTATTCATGGTTTATTTTCTTTCGTTAGCGGGGTTGCCGCTTTGATTTTAGTGGGATGGGGTATGACTTCGAATTTGAATTTTATCCCGCCTTTGTGGTCGACGTGGAATGATTTCACCCCTGCCCGCAACATCTTTTCGGCGACGAGGGCGGCATATCTAGCCCACCACTCCGCAGCCCCGCCGTCCGGTTGAGGCGTGCCGTTAATCTCATCATCTGGTTTAATGCTCATAATTTAGTCTCTCCTTTTCAAGCTTCTCCGACAGAGAAAGGATCGGACTTTCTCCGCAGATTCAGGATGCCCTTAGTTAGTTTAGAATGTCCCAGTCTTCAGCAAGCAAGTCACTCTGCGAAGCCAACCAACCCGTGAGCACCTTCTTATCCGCAGTGAACATCCGAACGCTGCCCAGCGCGTCGAAGGTGTCACCGCCAACTTCCGACTCGATCACCGCACGGAGCGCGGGATCGTGAATTACCTTCGTCGGGATTCCATCGCCAGCCGGGAGCAAAAAGAGGAACATCCCCTTACCGTTCCAGCCTGCCCGGGCCACACGTTTCCCAGCCTTCAAGGCTTCAACCGCATATCCAATGCCTTTCGTTCTCATATTTCCTTCTTTCTTTTTTGGTTTCTTGTTTCCACCGCTCTCCGGACTTGCCAGACAACGGCGGGAAAGTTTTATTTTATAGCCAGCATCTTATCGAGCAAAGCAGTTGCAGCATCGTTGGCTTGCTTCAGCTCTAGGCGATCCTCTGGTGTTGGCTCGTCCGGCATCATGCGGCGAGATACCGCCCTGCATAGGCGGTGCAGCGCACCCCGCGTCTGACATAACCTCGCCTTGTCTGCTTGGTCATCCACGGGGATTTCAGACGCAAGCCTAATCACGCAACCTCGACCAACCTTTAGGCATCCGTTGTGCCGTCTTAGCAATTCTTCGGTGACCCCCCCCTCGCGCCATACAGCCAGATCAACTTCAAGTTCCTGTATTCGTTTTTCCGAATGGTCCAATCGGAGGGCCGCCACACTTAGGACAAAGTCAGCATCATGGTCAATTTCAGCCGGAATTCTCATGGTAAATTCTCTTGCCACAGCTTCGCGGCCTTTTGTGACCGCATTCGAAAGTTCCTTTAACCGCGTGCAGATAGCAGCGGTTGGAACATCTTCTCCATTCCTGTAATATGTGCTCATTATTTGTTCTCCTTTTCTTTCGTTAGAGTTTTTCAAAACGTGCTTTAATTTGCAGAAAACGAGAAGCTCGTAACTCTTCCAGCGTTTGTCCACGCAAAGACGCCATCTGAGATAAAACTATTAACACATCTCCAATCTCGTTGTCTAAGTCCGAAAGTGTTGACCGACGTTCTCCGCGTTTTATGCAAACTCCGGCGACTTCGCCTGATTCTTCAGAGAGCTTTAGGGCCAGGTCAGCAACGCTTTTATGACCCCACCGCTCTACAGCAAAGTGGTAAATTTCCTCTTCAGTGGTGATAGTTTTCATTATTTATTTCCTTTTCTTTTTTCTGGCTGGCTTGCGAACCGCGGTGATCGTGATGGTGATATCCTCAGTGATCGTTACTTCGTCATAGTCTGAATGCCG